GAGTATCATTAACAAATATTATATTTGTTTTATCTATAGTATTAATATTATTTGCAGGTACATTAGATTCTATCCCACCACCCTTTAGATATCTGATTGTTAAAGTAGTATTTGATGGAGCTATTCCGTATGTGTTTGTAAATATAAAATTTGTTGGAGAAAATGCTGTTGTTAATTTTATTTGTTCGTATGGTAATCCTAATCCTACATTATTTGGATTTGGAACTATATTTTCAGTAACATCTTCATTAGGACCTGAACCAAATTGTATTTGTAAAGATGATAATGATAAAAATCTAGTAGCAAATCTTCTGGCTACTTTTTTTAATTTTAATAAATATGGGATTTCATTATCTATAGAAAAATTAGGATCGTTAGTATTTGTATTTTTTATAGTATCATATATTGTTTCCTGAGCTAAATTAGGTACTTCATACCATTGATTTCCATCAGAATCAAAAACATCTAAAATACTAATTATATTAGCATCATTTAATGTTATTGTAGGAAATTCTTCAGGAGAACCAAAACTAAAATTTATTGAATTTATATTAGCTGATATAGCTTTGCGTGTTTTCTTTAATAAAAATTCTGTAGGATTCCCTGATGAAATAGAATATACTGATATTTCTGTTGGGTCTGTAGAACTACTATAAGAAAAATCTATTTTATCTTGTATTAAAAAATTAACATTACTTGTTCCAATATTAGATCCTACACTTGTATTTTCTGGAACTATAATAGCATAATTAAAATCTGGTATATTTACACTTCCACTTAATTTGGATGGAACTCTTTGATAAACATCAATATTGGTTGTAGCTACAGATGTTACTTTAGGACTATATCCTAATGTATATGCTAAAGCAAATAAATTTTCTGTTTGTCTAGCGTATTGTAAATATGTTTCTTGTATTTGATTATCTAAATAAAATGATAATACATCTCCAACATATGATGCCATTTCCATGAATAACATTCCCGTTGATGATGGTGAAAAATCATTATATGTATTTGGAAAATACGTTTTTGAGAAATCTGTTAAAGATTGTTTTAAGTCGGAAAAATCTCTATTAGTATATGTTATATTTCTGTTTATTGTCATTTATTTTATAAGTATTAGTTTTGTAAAACTATTTTAACTGAATTGGAGCCGAAGTTTAGAATGTTATAATACATATCAATCATTAAAACATTTTCTTTAGTTTGGGATTGGAGAAAATCTATTTTATAAATTTGGATATTAGGAAAAGCTCTTGATACACTAGATTTTAAGAACATTTTTAAAGTTTCAAAATTTTGATCTGTCATAGCTTCAAAAACATATTTTCTTAATGGTAATCCAAATTTAGTATTAAATACTCTTTCATTTTGATTAGTCATTAAAAAATTAGTTATATTAGCATTTAATTGATCTTTTACATCATATGTTGGGTTAAATACAGCAGGAGCATTTAATGGAAATTTAAATCCAATTTGTTTAGAATTAGAATAATTATCTAATACAAATTTATTTTTTAAAATTATAGCCATTTTAATTATTTATTTAATAAACCCATAATTTGATCTAATCCTACTTCCCCGTCAGGTAATCTAGTTCCTTCTCCAAGGGTATTAACTGGGGGAGGGTTGTATTGAGATTGATTAGACATTTTAGATACATCAGAAGAATTAAATGAAAAAGTATCATTACCTTGACCCATTTCATTTAAAATACTTTTATACATTTGTTTTTTATCTAACAAATTTTTAGAATAATCAATATTTTCTTTTATATCTTTTTTGCTTTCTGGTGTTTTTAATGCTTCTATTAAAATTGATTTAATTTCTTCTTGAAATACTTCACGTACTGAATCTTTAATTATTGATTTGAGTTTACTTGTTGTTGTCATTTTTTATAAATATTTATGTTTAGTATTCTTTAACTATTGTTATTGATGTAGTGGTTTTTATAGTATTTTTATCTATAGAATCTTTAATTGCTTTGATTTTAAATGAAAAATTATTAAATGTTATTCGTTGGGTTTTTTCTGTTCCGTTTTCATTAAAATATTTTATTACATATTCATAATTTTTTAATTCATTAAATAATTTTTCATTCATAGATAAGGTTCCATTATTTAATTTAATTTTTACATCATTATAATAACTATCTATTATATTATAATCAACGTATTTATATGCTGAGGTTGTGATATCAGATATTTGGGATGAAAAAATTTCTTCTAAATTAGGTTCTTGGATTGTGGGGATATTATTTGAATAATCTACAACATTTGTGGTTATATTTTTATCTAAATAATTATCTATTATAAATTTTAATTCCTCTATTAGAATTTGAGTATTTGGGGTAAATGAATATTCTGTTGATAATTTAATATTATTTTTTATTCCTATTGCTCTTCTTTGTGGTATTTGAAGTTTATTATTTTTATTAGTTTCAATATTATAAGTAAACCCTCTATAATTACCTGTTGTTGTTACTGTTTTTGGGTTTAAATAGTTATCAATTACTATTTTAATATCATTAATTAATTGTAGATTATTTGGTGTAAAAAATAAATTACCTTCTAATCGTATATTACCATTAGATGTTGATTTATTAGCATATAATCTAATCATATTATTTTCTAATCCGGTAAGTGCAGAAGTTACATTTACATATTCTTTATCATAAATAAATTCTTTATATAATCCTGGGAATATAAATATATTATCGTCTGGTGTTATTTCATTTTTAAATTTATTTTTTTCTTCTTCAGACATATTTTGAGTTATTTGTTGAAAACAAACCTCTAATAAACTATCTAATGCTGTGATTGTTTGTAAAGTTTCTTCTATTAATGATTTTATAATAGATATTGCTGATGTTATTTGATTAATTATAGCACTAGTTTTATCAATTTTTTTATCTGATTTTACAAGTATATCTGAAAATTTATTTATTACATTAACTGGAATTCCCACTCCTGGGGGTACTGCTGTTGGTAGTGGTAAATTTTTTAATATTTGAGTTATTATCTTTAATGCTGTTAAAACTGGTGTAAGAGTATTACCTACTTTTTCTGCTTGTTGTAAATAAGGTAATGTTTGATTTAAAGCATTAGATAAATTATTTTTTTCTTTGATAAGTTTTTTTAAAACTTCTTCAGAGGGACAAGATTCTGATAGTTGGTTTAATATAGTTTCTAAACTTTTATTAAATCTATCATTAACTGTTGAAGATTGCTTTAATAATGATAAAATAATCCCTCCAATTCCCTTTGGTAATTTACGTTTTTTCTTTTGGATTTTATTAATTTTATCTTTTTCTTGATCTTCCTTATATTTTCGATATAAGTTCCTTATTAAAAGAGCATCATCTAATATTTTTTGATTTTTAGCTAATAAATCAGTATATTTATTTATTTGTTCTTGAGTATTATTAGATCTTTCAATAAAAGAATTAATAGTATTATCAACAGATTCTTGAACTTTTTGAGTTGAACCTGATATTTGATTTATAATATTATTACTATCAATAGCCATTATTCAGTTTTACTAATATTTGATCTTATTTTAGTTAATTTTGTTGATAACATATTATATAAATTTCTATTAATATTATCAGCTGTAACATTTAGATTTAAAAATGGTACATCTATAGGTTGTCCTGAGAGTACTGATAATTCACTAGTTATTTCTAGTAATGCTTCTATTATATCAACTAATACATCATACGTTATATCTCCTTTTAATAAAGGTTCTGCTTTTTTTCTATCACCATTCCCTAAAATAATTGAGGGAGAACTTATTGAGGTTTCATCTCTAGCATCTATATTAACACTATTATCAGAATTTAATCCTACTGATTTTTTTGATGAAATTAAAGTGTGGTCTGTTTTAGAGTTAATAATTACTCTACCTGAATTGATGATTATTTGTTCTCCTCCATTATATAATTCTGGTTTTAATGGAGAATTAATAGGTTTATAGGATTTATATAATGTACTTGATACTAATATAGGTAATTTTTGAGTTGTACTTAACCATATACTAGATGGAGTTTTATTTATATCTTCAAGTGTTGGAATCCAAGGATCTTTTCCATTATTATATATTCCATTACTTAATATAGTTATAGGATCACCTGATGATGGTAATTCTGACCAAGGTGAATCTGAATTTATTATTGTTGATCCAAATCGTAGGGCTTGTCCCCATCTTCCCTCATATAATATATCTCCTTCATATGGTTGGAGTGGTTGGATATTTAATTTTTCTTGAAATGTTTCTCCTAAATAAATATCTGTATTTTTATCTGTTACTTTTCGAACACTCCCCCCTTCAACTTGTTGGTAATCTTTTTCTTGTGATGGAGGTAATGAATTACCAAAAGCCTCATTAGGTAAAGCATTATGATGGTTGCTATTCCATATATTTAATGGGGGGAAATAATAGTAATCAGTATCATCAGGATCAATATTAATATTTGAACCTGCTAATTCTATAATATATACTA